AGCCTTACTTCGCCGGCTCCGTATGTTATTGAGTTGGATGATCCAGAGTTAGCTCCGGACGAAAACCATTGCCGATTAAAAAAATTACTATTGAGTGTTAAATCGTCCGAATACAGGGTGATTGTCGGAGTTAACCCGACAGCGACTGGTTTTAACAGTGTTAAGTCTAAGCCTAAGCCGAGTTTCGGCATGGCCGTTTAGGCGCTTTTGTAAGCGATGATTTTGCCGCTTTGAAGCGTGATTGCGGTAAAGTTACCAAAGATCGTTGATCCAGCTGCGATATCAACAGCCGACGTCCCGTCACTATTCGTCCAGTTGCCTGAGGTCACACTGACGACTGCTGTGGCCGTCGCCTGAATAGCACCCCAAGGTCCGCCGGAAAGGACACCCGCAGTAGTCTTGTAAACAGCTCCGTGCTGGCCCAGGGAAAGGCTTGAATCCTTTTCAGCATCAAAAGCCAGCTGATTGATTTTGCGTAAAGAATAATTCTCGTTGTCGCTGCTAGAGGGTTGTGACATAGGGTTTATATTAAATACTGTCAGGGATTAGTCAATACTACTTCCTACCGCGATTCACGCTCTTTGACTCAAGATTCAGGTTCGACGCCTTATTATTCATGGTATTGCCGTCCTTGTGATTGACGTCTTTCCCACGCATGGCAGCCAAACCACGACGTTTAGTCATCGCTCTACGAGCAGCGTTACGACCAGCACGACGTTTGAGTTGATCAGGCTTACCGTGATACTCCCGATATTCCTTGGCGTAATCTCTTTTACCCAGTGGCATTTCCAACCTCCACTTTGCCCCATTTATCGATGGGACATTTCTCGTAGGGAAACACGGTTTTAACCCTGAGGTTGCACCCACAAAGGTTGCATTTCCCGTGACCCATAAAGCCGTCCTTATCAAATTCCGGACAAGCCTGACAGAGGTTATACCGATGCTCTCGTATGTCGTCCGGGGTGACCTTCAACCCGTTAACCACCCATGTGGCTACCGCATTGGAGAAACTCTTAATCTGATTGATGGTCATGGCTTAGTTTAACCATTCTAAAAACCACCTCAATAGGCTGGCGAAAAAGCCAGGACGTTGCCGCCTGATTCTCTCACAAACCCCAAAGGGGGTGGTCTTCCACATACCAAACCTGTTTTCGACGTACCACGGCTTTCGAACCGTGATGTTTCTTATTCGTTTTCTCTTCTTCATTCTGCGTCCCAATATCCTCTCCGCTCTTCGTCTTTGCGGTCCTTAAACCACAATCCAAAAGCGACGCCCACTGGGACGATGATCATGAAGACAATGACAATGGAGCAAATAACCATGCCGTTCATAGAATCTCCAGGGAGCTGAAGGTGTCTTCTGAGCCGAATTGACCTTTCACAAACACGTTGAAGGCAACGCAGTATCTGTCGGCATCAGCCTGGCTCGGCTCTACTGAGTGAGTCAGGTGAGATGGAAACAGAACCAGCATTCCGTTCTTGGGCAGCACAGGCCACACGTCTGCGTTCAAGATGTCTCGTCTCTCAAACTCCCAGCCAAAGAAGGCGGGGAATAGGTTCATTTCTTTGTAGGGCTTGGAGAACAAGATCGGACCGCTGTTCTCGTATGTCTCTACATAGTAGACACCGGAGATCAGTGAATTCTCGTGCGCATGAGCGTGAGAAAAGTCACCCTTCTGGTGTTTCATGACCCAAGAGTTGGTAATTTGGAACTGATACTTTCTCTTTAGGCCGAGAGCTTCGAATGCATACGCATTGATCTCTCGAAGGATGGAGCCCTTCAGATACTGCATGTCCGGGCCGTCCAGGATCCTGGTGTTGACGGAACTCCATCCGTTGTTGGCTTTAACGCGACGCATATCCGCCTGCTTAACGACCGCGACAGATTGGCTGTCGGGTTGTCCCAGCTGCGAGATGAACAGCGGGGTGCTGAATAGTGGCGCCACCGATCTCTGTGGCTCAATTACTCCAGATTGATTTCCCATGTTATTTTTCCTCCTGATTTGCGCCGGATAACCTGCTCAGGTCGGATAGCCATAATTTTGGCCAATCTCTGACCCATGCGGTCCGGACTTGAAACGTAATGACGCGCGAGCTTTTCGAGTTCGGCATCATTAAGCATGTTGTTGAGTAGGTCGGTTGCAGAACCAACCCACTGTTTTGGGTTTTTCCCGTTCGCCGCGATTTTGTAATTGATGAGGTACTTATCGAGGAGTTCGGAGAAAGCGTGGTTAGGGTGGGTTGTTCTCGTATCTTCCAAAATGTCGGGGTGATGATAATTCGTTACGCCGAACCGGTTGGTGCCCTCCAGATGCGAACCCGGCGTCCAGTCCAGGAGCCAGCGGGCAAAGTTGGGCAACTCTCTGGCTAAGATCCGATCGATCTCCTGGCGGGGAGGGAAGGGGAACTTCCGGTGCCTCGCCTTGAAGAGCATGATCTTGTCCAGGATTGAGGTGTCGGTGTAGGGGATCGCCCTCATCGATTCGGGGTCATCATTCAGCGTGAAGATGATCCGCCCGATCCAGTTGATCGTCGTTGGATTCTCGCGCATCGCACGGTGGCGGTGCTGAGTGTTAGCGACGAACTTCTTGATCGAGTTGGTGAAGAGGAGATGCTTCTCGTAGCTGGTCGAAGCGACGGTATCGTCAATGTTGAGCACGCCGACTTCAAAGAGCTCGTTATTGAACTGATCCCCACCACTGATGTGAGAGGAGGCATCGCAACCTCCACCCATAAGTGCCGCCACGATCTTGGTACCGATTAGGGTCTTCCCTTGCTCCACTGGTCCCGCAATAAATACCGCTTGTCCCTGAGCTGGGGCCCCGGCGCTAGCTGTCGTATAGAACCGTTTCAGCCACGCCAGGAAGTACTGGAGACTGTCAGACGGATCAAAGAACTCGTCCAACAGACTCGCCGTCCAAGGGAAGTGCTCGCCCCACTCTCCCGGAGTGTTGCTTGGCGGCATCACCTTTACCCTGGAGGTGTTGAGGATGCATCGACTGCCAAACCGCACGAGCTCCTCATGGCTGTAGAGCACCGGGCCGGTGGCATCGACACGACGGTTTTCCCGAATGCGAAGCATAGCTTCGTCGGTCTCCGACATATCTCCGCGGGCGTCGCTGGTAAGACTTAAACCAAACAAGCCTGCAATATCCTTGCGAGCTGTCTCTGAGGGTGCGTCTCTCCAACTGCCTTCCATGTCCCTGCGCCAATACTTACTTCCGTCGTACCAGTACGAACCCAGAGGCCCGCCCAGACGAGTGTTGTTAAATTCATCGACCCAATCCGCACCCAAGATATCTGCCCACGGATAAAACGCCCGATCCTGCGAGAATGAAACCATCCCGGTTGCCGTAACGATACAAGCCGACGGATTGTTGGAATCCGGAGACCAGAAAGCGTTACAACGTCCGTTGATGTCCAGAGACCCACGGAGTCGACCGGGGAACAGGCTTTCCACCCGCTCTTTGATCTTATCTATAGGGATCTCGGTATCTCCTTCACCCCGGTAGCGGTGAGAGGCGTCAAAGGCTGAAGCTAGAAGGGCACAGAGGGTATCAAACTTAACTCGGTTATCGCTGACCTCGGTGGCTGGAGGATTCCAGGCGTAGTACTGTTCTGGCTTACGGATGTTGTCATCCAGTCCAGGGAACAGCTTACGGACATTGAGTTCCTTCATCAGACGAGTGATGAAGGGATCAAATATCCCAGGTGCGATGGCTACGGGTTTCTCAAACAGCCAGATAACTCTTACCCCACCACTAATTGTTCGGTGGGCGTAGGCGGGTTTCATCCCGGCTTTTGAGCGACGAGTAAGACCTTCAAGCATTTCCTCGGCCGTAATTTGAGCGTCGTAGTCTGCTACAAGGGCGTGCATCTTGACCGCCTGGTTCTCACGGGAGACTCGGAGGTTGGGCGCACGACCCTCAAAGCCGGACACAAACAGCCAGTCCGTCGAGGGGTTGGTAGACCAGGAGGAAAACTCCTCCTTGGTCATGTTGGGTAGTTGGGTTGTATGAAGCCAGGCGTCGACTGGAGTGACCTCCAGGGAAGCCAGGTTCTTCAGGGCGTAAAGACTCATGACCTTACTCCCCGCGGCTTTTAAAGAATATGGTTTCGATTCGGACTATGGACCCGTCCGGCCATCTCCTGACAATATCATGCCAGTAATCGGCCTCGACTTGTGCATCCAATTTGCTCCGGTGCGTCCTATCGGACACTCTTGAACCGTCTCTCAACACTATATACCTCGCGTTATCCATTTTATTTACTCCTATTTAACGTATCTGTTGGTTTCCACGGCCTCGGCTGCGACCGGGCAGCCTTGTAACCAGTCCGGGGTTACCGACATCAACATTTCCACATCTTTTGGTTTCACATCCTTGTCGACCTCCACAACGGCTTCGTCGTGAACGTGAAGGACAAGGGGTAGGCCAGCCTTTTCGAGTCGTAGGATGCATTCGGCCATGACATCCCGGGCTGTTGCCTGAACGGTGTTATTACATAAGTTACCACCGTAGAAATTAACGTGAGGACCACCCATGATGGTCTGAGCTGTGTATCCAGCGTATCCGCTTGCGAGGTTTTGTGTGCGGATGTTTCGGTATCTGAGGCTTCTCCAGGAGGGAAGCTCGATCTCGTATTGTCCGTCTGCTTTGGATTGTTTGTAAGCCGTCTCTAACTTCTTCCAGAAATTGACGACGTGATGATTTTTAGACCGATATGTTCTAACAATGTTTGCCGCTTGAGCTTCATCGATCTCCAGGCCGTATGCTGTGTTGGCCATGTAGGCGAATTTCTTGGCTCCTGCGCCGTACCCAAGACCCAGCACCATTGCCTTGGCAAGCTGGTACATGGCTGTATTGGTTTTCTTTAGTGTTCCTTTTTCTCCGCTCCAGAGGTTGGACGAGATAGCAAAGGCTTCGTAGATGCCGTATCCGTTACGGACTGCTTCTAGAAGAGTTGTGTTCCCGGAAAGCCAGGCCAGAACCCTGGGTTCAATCTGGGAAAGATCGCAAACGATGAACTTCTTGCCTGGGCGAGGAATAATGCAGCCTCGCATATCGACGCCGAAATGGGGTTCCCTAGGCAGATTCTGGACGTTAAAGCGGCTATCTCCACTAAACCGACCCGTATGTGCCCCAAAGAACTTCATGCCGTAAGACGCCGTCATATCTGGACGCACACGAGAATCGAGCACCTTCATCTTGACCAAGTAGGAATTGGATTTTCTCCAATCCCGCATGGCGGCAACAAAGGGGACCTTGTCACCGTATTTCTTTTCCCACACCGCACACTCCTCGGAATCTTCTGAAAGGGAATCAGGCCAGGGGATGCCTTGGTTGATACACTCGGCCCTGAAATTCTTGATGGAGAGAACAACGCCATCTCCTTTATCCATCCAGGGAAGCTTCTGTTCCGCTTCCCACTTGATTTTATCGAGCTTCTTGATTCCTTCTTTAACTAGGGGCTGATCAATCGCAAAACCCTTCCACGCCATCTCAATCGTATGCTTGGATAACTTGCGCTCGATTTCCGGCATCTCCGATCCGTACTTCTTGTAGAGCTCTAAACAACTCACAGAATCTGCTAAAGCGTATTGTGTCATCTCTTCCGCGAACTCAGTATTGACGACATCAGACCACTTCTTGCCCTTCATCTTTTTACGAGGATCCTTCGAAATCTCCTTAGCAAGGAGGTTCGTGCAGGCGCCTTCCAGATCCCTTGGAGAGCCAAGGTAAGCCGCAAGATTGGCAGTGCAGAAGAAATCCGCGGGCTTCGACTTGATTCGGTCACCAAGAGCCTCAACACACGCTCCGTCGAAGCTGTAGTTGTGCGCAATCCACCGGCAGCCGTCGATCTTATCCCAAGGAGCTTTGTCCACGGGACCGCAATACGGCTCAATACCGTCACCAACCATCGACACCATGTAGATCTCCCCACGCGGATCGCGTAGGTAGTGCCACTGGCCGAGCGTCTTAATGCTCAGCTCGTTGTCGTAGTAGGATTCGAAATCGATGGCAATGTTTCGCATTCGGCTTGGATTTCTTCTTTGGGTTCCTTGAGGGTTTCGAGATATAGGTCAAGCATCCGGCAGGTGAGGCCCTTGAGTTCCTCAGCCACCGTCTTTTCGACCGGTTGTGCATCCATGTGATCAGTGTGAACTTCAAACTTGAGTTCACCCTCGACCGCTGAGATGCGTACTCTTACGTCTACGCTCATTCTGAGTTTCCTTTCGTTGTGTGAGTTGTGGTGCTTACGCTTTCAATCGCAGCACCGAAGGTGTAATTCACGGTTGTGGTTGTACCCTGGGTAGTTGCTTCGGTAGTTGGGTAAAGGTCTTTCATAAATGGGAATTCCAGTTGGATCACGGATGCTTGTCTTTGGTAGCACCTACAAACCCGGCACGGCGGGCTTGCTCGATGAGAGTCCGTATCTCGTCTTTAAGACGACGGTTCTCTGTTGATAGGGATTCGTTCTCCTCGCGCATTTGCCGGAGACCGAGCTCGAGTATTTGTTCTGATGTTCTCATAAAGATTGGGTTAAAGACGTCGGCTACTTCTTCTCCAATTTCGATTTCTCGATTTGGAGCTTCATTCGCTGTATTTCTAATTTCGTCCATATGGGATATCCGTGATTGTTTCTTTCGTTTAGTTCAGGCACGTCGACGTTAAACGCCGACGGCTGTTCTCTCGTCTTTGGCTTCATATAAGAATTTTGCAGCAGACTTTATGGCGTTCCGATGTTGCTCTTTGTCTACCGCAAAGATGATCGCTTCTACCTGATCATGTGGGCAGTAGATGTCGGTAAACCCAAACCAGCGTTGCGCTAGTTTTATAAAAAAAGCCATCAGTAGCGTATTAATCATTGCGCCTCCGCTTTTTGTTTTTATCTAGATCCTGAATTGTTTCTGCCAGCATCTTTTTGAACGCGATGCTGAAGAAATCGTCCTTTGTGGCGTCCTTTTTCCCGAAATAGACGAATTCGTTATATACATTGTCTTCCATCTGAAGATCGATCTCAACGGTGTCAGCTTCCCTCACATCCAACACCTTGATCTGACCGATATCTTTGCCTGTTCTCTTGTTGTAAATCCGCGCTTTCCCTTTGGCTTTCATTTTTTCTGACCCTTTCTTATTTTATAAAGAACCATCGCTGCCCTGCATAAAGCTCTTTGCAGGTGTCCGGCGACGCCCTCTTTGTCCTCTTTTTTATTCCCGTCCAACATCATCATTGCGGTGGCCATATGGCTCACTGCTCGATCCGCAGAATATCGGATCGAATCCCGGGTAAACCATTGCCCGGGACCTGATTTTGTTGAACCTGTTTTTGATTTCCCGCCCCGTGTCATCACATGAACGATCTCTTTGGACGCATTCATGGCGATTTCGTCGGGAAGGGGATAGGAACTTGGCTGTTTCAAAAGCACAGAGGTTATGCGCTGTTTACAGATCTCCTGTAACACCATGGCCAAACTCCAATTCTTTAGATCAACCCGTCAAACCACGCGGTGGTTTCTGGGGTGTTCTTGCCGACCAAACGGAACACTGGCGTGAACCAGCTGCCCATCGTGTTGGAGCGAAGTTGAGTTACCAACTCGTACTTGCCACCGGAGAGTTTCTCGCGGAGAGCCGTGGTGGCTTCCGTGATCAACTGCTTACCAGCGTTGTTGTAGGCGCTCTTGGCTAGGATCATCTGCGCCAAGGCGTAGTGGGCTCCTTCTTTCTCAAAGGCGAACAGGGGATGTGCGCCTTCGGGGCTTTGGACCGCCATCGTGAGGATCAGGATAGGATCGTAGATATCCATATCACCCTCGGTGATGTCGGTGGTGCCGCCTGCAGTACGCACGTCGGCTGCCGTGTTAAAGATTTTCGGACGTTCTTCCGTGCCGTAGGGAATCCTCTGCATGTACTTTTTTGCCATGCGGATGATCGTCAATTTGGCAGGAGACTTCTGGTTTCCAACGGATACCTCTTTCCGGAAGACGATGCTGCCGGGAGGGAAGTCGTTGGAGAGTTCGCCAGTCTTGTTGGCGATGTTGAGCCGGGGGATTTGGAAGTCGGAGACGTTAAATTCTCCCTCCATGCCGGCGTTGGTGGTCAAGGTGAGGGGCTGTTCGACAACCTCCGTCAGTGCCTTGCTCGATTCGGTTACTGTTTCTATTTTTGCTTTTTGTTCTTTAGGGAACGTAGTTTTCATTGTTTATCTTTTATCTTTCTTAGTTGGTAGGACTCGCTTCCTCGCGTCAGGGCGTTCGCTTCGGTAAGTTTGTCCTCAAGTTTGTCGCGCTCTTCTTGTTTTGTGCCCCGAGGAGCCTTGCTGGCGACTTGATCAGCTAGCTCCTTGAAGTTGACTGTGACGGCTTCCATAAAGTCAGCCGTCGAAATCTTATCTTTGACCAATTCAAATGCCTTGTTGGCATCTGTAATCTTTCTTGCCCCCTGAACGGCCGTAAGACCGTATCCGGGGATTTCATTTCCTTCCTTTGCGTACTCCACGTTGTGTTTACGTACGGAACCGCACCAAGCTTCCAGCACCGGTACAAGGCGTTGCGCCTGCGAACGCTTGTCGGGGGTGGCGAGCTGGCTTGGGTGAAAGAGATCGGGAAGTTGAGCGTCGTGAGCCAGGTCGTAGGACTTGGCTAAGGAGAGGGACATAGCCTGGACGGCGTCGCAGGTCGCAATACGGGAGCAATAGATGCACTGGTCGCCGGGGCGGGCCATATCCGGGGTATTATTCCGAGCCCGCTCGATGATGCCCTTGATTCTGGCGTTCATCTTGGGGAGATCCCCATCTCTGGTGAATGAAGCCGAGTCCACGTAATCCAAGCGGGGCTGTAGAATGTGGAGCTTGAGATTCTTTACGTACGGATACTTCTTAAATACGCCGATTGCATACGCCCACATCTGCGGGTTGGTCTCTGCCGGGTCAACTGGGTTAAAACCAAACTTAAAATCAAACATCGCAGCCTCATCCGCACAAATGAAAAAGCGATCGACGTAACCCCATTGGTCAAACACGTCGAGCTTCTGCTCGGACAAGTCCATGAATTTAGAATTCTTTTCCGTGTACTCAGCTTTTGCCGCTTCGACGAATGAAAGACATTTGTGGACGAGAGCTTTTTCAGTGGAGTCGAGACCTTCCATTTCGCCGGTCTCGCACGCTTTGTGCATCGCAGTTCCACGGAGAGTTACCGGATGAACTTCACCAGAATTGTCTTTTTGATAACAGGGACAGAGCTCAAAGTACTTGAGGCTGCTCGGTGAGTAGCTAGCGTGATTGTCAGTAGTACTCATGAGGCCAACGTTATTACCAAATCTCCGTCATTAAGCAAGTCAATTTCACGGATCTTGGATTTCGTTTTTCGTGCGACTTGTTCTTCAACTGAATTTGCGGCGTAAACTAAATATTGTCTGCAATGACTCTTAGATCCGGTGCGTGCGATGCGACCGAGCGCCTGTTTTAAGTCAATCGCCGAGTACGTCGGGCACACTAAACTCACTCGAGGGCGGCCGTGTAAATCGTGAAGTGAAAGACCAACGCCACCCGCTTGAATTTGCACGATGATGACGTGTTCTTTGTTCGCTTGAAACTTGTCGATCGCTTCCTGACGCTCCTCTGCGCTTTGTTCTCCGTGAATTGCAGGGGCATTTAAACGCTCCATAAGCGTCCGGCATGTCTGCATGAAATTGGTAAAGATCACGACACTGCATCCAGCCTCCACATGCTCCTTCGCCATCTCGGTAAGGACAGGCACCCGGAGCAGTTCAACCTCCTGGCGAAGTCTTAATAGCCTTGTACGGGGCTCAGAGGGGTCAAAATCGTTGGACTTAGCCTCTGCTAAGGCCGCCAGCTCGGCCTCCATTTGGCCGTAGAGCTTGCCAATGCGGTCATCAATATCAAAGACCTCGGACATAACATTGTTTTGAGGGAAGGCATCGCCTAGCTCTTCCACGCGAGTACGCACGCCACGCTTAGGGAAGATATGGGCATGAATTGCGAGAAGACCCTCTTTGCCACCGTAGTATTGGAAACCACCCCAAGGGGCTTGCGCCACCTTCATGGTCTTGAGCCAACCCCAGTAGTTCACGCCGGTATGGATGCCCAGAAGGTCGCCCGTCCATCGCATATCCAGAGGGTTCTGGGCGGCCGTAGCCGACAGCATCAAGACGGTATGGTCGGCTTTAGACGCACCCAGGATCTTACCGTTCTGACTGCTGTATCCTTTGCACTTATGAACCTCGTCAAAAATCAGTAGGGTAGAGGAGGGGAGATCCCACTGCCATTTCTTAGCTACCCACTTGCCGTGCTTTTTACCCGTGCGGAGTTTTTCGTAGTTGATCACAAACAAGGGTTCGACGCCGGCTTCTTTAAACCAATACTTCCAAGAAGGTATGACCGCTTTAGGACATATCACGGCCACGGGCATATTCATCTGTTTAGCGACAAAGGCCGCCGTGACCGTTTTTCCTGTCCCACAATCGCTAGCGTCCAACGCTACACGGTTGTTGATCAGTGCGTCCATCAACTGGGACGCATTTTCCTTCTGCCAAGGAAAGAGATTCAAGTTTCGATGATCAACGATACAAACGAACCTTCAGGATCATCACTTCCACTTCGCCAGACCTGAACTTCCTGGATATCGAAGCAGTCCGAATCCACGTCGACGCAGATGTCGAGGTGGGGGCTTACCTTTTGCAGCTTTTCCAACAGTTCTCCAACTGTCATTTTATTTCTTCTCCACGGGGCGGATGCACTTTAGTTACCAGCTCGAACCATGAATCCGCGGTCATGGTCACGAGCCAGGGTGAATTGTTTTTACGGTGCGCCACTGCGATCGGTTTCCCTCCGCAGTCCCGTACCGCTTGTTCAACAGCTTTTCCGACGTTGAGGGCCTGAACCCTTTTGACTTCGAAATGGAATGGGAGTTCTGAAATGACGTCGGGTGCATCCGGATTCCCAGAGAACTGCTGGCCACGCCTTGCTGTGTAGCCACGTTTTTTGACTTCGTCTCTCCACTCACGCTCACCAACACAACCCTTGGCACGACTATTCACGTGCGACTCCGAATTTCTCATTCGCGAGCCACGCCTGGATATCCGACTCACAAATGCGGATTATTCCACCGGCTTTCGAGTGAGGGAGAGGATGACGTTTGTTATTTAAGTACCGGCGGATTGTGCGGTCGCCGACTTTGAGACGAGAGGCGGCTTCTTTTACGGAATAAATCTTTTCGGGAATTTGTTTGCTGATTTCAGAGGGGTTTACGTTTTCGACAAAGATGTGAAGTTTATTGGAAGGAGTGATCGCTACTTTAAATGAATGAGCTTCCAATATTAGATTCATACGGTGTATGACATCTAAACACGCCGTATGACGGCAGTCAATCCAATTCAGTTTATTACTTAAGATTAATTTCTTTTGTAACTAAAGGGCTACTGGCTTTTTTGGCTGTTTTTCTTACCATGCGCGTCGATGTACTGCGCTAACACAATTCTGACCAATCCTGAAACGTTGTTTACCCCTATTCGCCGGCTTTCCTCTTCGAGGAATTTAGCCATGTGCTTGGGTAAGCTTATTGTTTTTACTGTCTGACTATTCGATCTTTCGTGACTCCTCATTTTTGTTAGCGGCTCCTTCGCCCGGCAGGATGGCAAAGTACTTCTCTGCCATAGCCCGGGTCACTGTTCTCCCATCCACCTGGATGGTTTTGTACCGACGCAGCAACATGGTTGGGCTGTTGCCCATCGCAAGTGCTGTTGTTGAAGCGTCTCCAGTCATAGCTAAATAGTATGTAGCAAAACTGTGACGATTCGCATTCTGTTTCCAAGTAAATAGTGGTTTTTCCTTATGAATTTTGTGAATTACCTCATTAACCGCGTTGTAAATGTCTTTGTTTGCACTAGTTACACCGAGGCTTTTGAGTATATTACCTTTATATAGCCTAAAAGGGCTAAGCCAAGCTTTTAGATTAGCGGTCATGGCTATGGCTCTATCGTTGTTAGCTCTTGATTTAGAACCACCTACAAGCTTTCCCTTGACCAGTATCAAATTACTAGACCAGTCGATATCTTCCCAGTTCAGCCTGTCAATTTCAGCAGACCTGATGCCTGCAAAGGCACCCAAAACAATCCAGGGTATCGTTCTCTTTGTGGCGTGTTTAAGGATTAAAGCCATATCTTCAACTGACCAGCTTTCCAGCTTCGCGTCGTTAACTCGGATACTTTCAGTCTTTTCAGCCTGATGGTCTTTGTCTGGCTCCAAGTAATCTTTCCGCTTGGCGTAATCAAAGATCATACTGATAGCCCCACGATAGTGCTGACGGGTTCTAGGCTGCCATTCCGGGTTAGATAAGAAGGAGTCCAGTTCCTTGGCTTTGATGGTGGACACAATTCGCTCCCCAAAAACTTTTTCGAATTTGCCCCAACGCTGTTGGAGGGTTTGTTTCTGACGTTTTTCAATAAAGGTGTCGTTCAGCTTTATGTTTAGCATTTCCTTCAAAACCTCGCTTACGCTGATTTGAGGCAACTTGCTTTCGCTATTTTGCAACCACAGAGCAACGGCCTCGCTTAGCGGGGTACCGCCCATCTTCTTTTCAAGATCTCTAAAATAACTCAGCTCCTTGGTAGAGACTGAAACCATTGACGCCCGACCATCCGCAAGATCCCTGGCAATTTTACGAGCCTCGCGCTTGGCTTCCGAAAGATCTGCAATCGCACGACGCTGTCTTTTTCCCTCGGCCCACCACGTAACCATGTACGTTAAATAATCCTTATTATTCACGCACTGATAGATTTTCACATTCGCAAAGCCGTCTTGCACCTCAATCGGTTTGAATTGCTTATTCATATTTGAACGAGACATTACTGACAATTACTGTCTGATGTCAAGGAAAAGATATACATTCTATGACCGTTCCCGTGTCATGAGTGTCAACTGTAAGTCGTTTTTACTCAAGAAAAGGGTAGACAAAATGTGTATATATTATTGACAGTGAGCAGTTTAGCAAACCGTCGCTTTAGACCACTCAGCCACCGCACCAAGTTGTTGCAAAACAAGGCTTTGCTACTAAAAGGGCCTCATTTTTTTATTGACAAAACAGCGATTACTGGCAATTAATGTCTGATGCCGACGAATCTGTACGGAAAAGTGTGGCCGGAAGGGGCCGGAAAACTCGAAATTGAGCTTATGGCTTTTAAGCTGGGTTTGACCCCAGAAACTGGAGGTTTGGGCAAGTTTCAGCATTTCAAGAATGTTGTAGAGATTCTATGGCCGTACCACAAGACGCGAAACAAAGCCGGGTTCTGCTGGCACCCTTGGGCGGAGCGGATGATCCAGGCCGCTTGCGAGCAGGACTACCTTGCTATCTCCGGCCCCAAGTCCAGCGGGAAGACGGCGACCTTTGCTATGTGGGGATTGGTGAACTGGCTTTGCGCTCCCCACGAGACCCTTGTCTTGGTTACCAGCACATCTATTCGGGAGGCCCGTAAACGCCTTTGGGGAGGCATCCGTGAGCGATTTTTGCAGGTCCCAGGCTTTCCCGGGAAATTGATAGACTCCATGGGTAAGATCATTTTGACGGAAGGGGAGTCCAGCGACAGGTCATCCATAACCCTGGTGCCGTCTAGCCCTGACAAAGAAAAGGAGGCCACAGCCAAACTTATCGGGCTTAAGAACCAGCGGGTGTTCCTTATCATCGACGAGGCCACCGACGTGACCAATTCGGTCTTTGAAGCTATCTCCAATCTAAACGCCAACCCTACCTTTCAATGTATCGCCTTGGGTAACTTTGCCAGCCAGTACGACCCTTTCGGTATGTTCGCTACTCCTGTGGGCGGATGGAACTCGGTCACGGTAGATCAAGAGGAGTGGAAGACGAAGCTGGGTTTATGTCTTCACTTGGACGGAGCCAAGACACCTAACCTTGATCATGACGACGCCTGGCCGTTCTTGCTTACGACAAAACAACTGCGGCACGCCGAAGACCACGACGGCGAGCACAGTATCTCTTTCTGGCGATTTATCCGTTCCTTCCCAGCCCCAGGCGGAGCGGAGGAGTCTATTTATTCAGAAGCCGACTTCCGCAAGTTCGAGGTCGATAAAGCTCCTAAGTGGATTGAGCCACCCAAGGTAGTCGCTGGACTCGACCCTTCGTTTACCAACGGCGGAGACAGAACGGTGTTGTATTTCTTGGAGTACGGACGGACTGAAGAAGCAGGGCCTACTGTGAACTTAAAAGAATTCACTATCATCAGAGAAAACGTAAACGACCCACAACCCAGAAACTTTCAGGTGGCTCGGCAAGTTATGGCCGAATGCCAAAAGCAAGGGGTGCCACCGGAATATCTAGCGGTCGACGCCACCGGTGCGGGAGATCCGCTCTGCGATATTATTTCCGAGACGTGGTCTCCACGAATCTTGCGGGTGAAGTTCGGAGAAAAGCCCAGCACTCTGCCGATCAGCTCAAGCTCGATGGTGGAGGCCAAGGACAAATACGGGAATAAGGTCACCGAGCTTTGGTTTGGTGGAGTTGAGTTTATGCGGTCAGGCCAGTTGAAGGGTGTGATTCCTGAGCTGGCCAGAGAACTAACCAGTAGGAAATACACAACGATGGCCGGGGGTAAGTTGGTCGTAGAGTCCAAGCGAGATTACAAGTCGCGGGTAGGGAAGAGCCCCGATTTGGCAGACGCAGCTTTTGTTGGGTTGGAGTGTATTCGGGTACGAGTCGGAGCAATGGCTGGCGGAACGGTGATGGCAAGGAAGAGCGGGGGCTGGCAAGAGCAGGCTCGCCGACTGGATCGCGTGATCGACACCAACAAAGACCCCGTGTTAAATTATTGACTTTTAACTGACAGTAGACAGAATAGTCGTTCACGTGGACATCTTACTCGAGAACATCAGCGAAACAGGAGCCCCGCCAAAGGCACGTCTTAAAGACGCCAAGTCGGCTCACAGTATTTATACTACGCTGAGAGAGTCGGATGCACACGCTGATCAGGATCGCAGTAAGGTCCAAGCGATGTTCGATGGGGATCCACCCTACAATCCGAGCACGCTTCGCAGTATGGGTCAGGCGTACCGCGCCAATCTAAATTTTGGTGAAGCTGCAGCCGACCTGGAGAATGCACTCGCCGCCTACACTGATTTGGTAAACGGCGTAGAGAAGCTAGTCGAAGTTAAGACTACGTTCGGCGATGCGAGCGAACGACAGAACTGGGCAGGGGCGATCTCCGAAGAGTTCCACAAGACTTTGGTTGAGTGGGATCAGTTTCATTTTAATTTCCAATTGCTGGCTCATCACTTTATTTCACAGGGCCTCGGAGTTACCTTCTTCGAGAACGATAAAGACTGGCGCTGGCGTGTTTGCGGGATTGGTGACTTTCTTATTCCTCGAGGCACACAGGCCACCGAAGATCGGATTGAGTTTGCCGTAGCGCGCCGTGTTTACCTGACTCACGAGCTTTACAATTTCATCAAGAACCCCAAGGCCGCTAAAGAAGCAGGCTGGAATGTTGAAGAGGTTCGCAAGGCTCTAGCTGCACTTCACAAAAATAACCGCCCCGGCGACCAGAGCTGGGAAGAACTGGAGCGGGAGTTTAAAAACAACGATCTATATCACTCCTACGCTCGCGCTGGCGAGATTCGGGTGAATCACTATTACGTACGTGAATACGACGGTTCTGTAAGTCACTATATTGGCTTGCGCGACGGATCGAATACCGACTTCCTTTACAAAAAAGAAGGTCGCTTCAAGAAAGCTACAGAAGCCTTCAACCTATTTACCTTTGGCGTCGGCAATGGCACGTACCACTCCATCCGCGGCTTGGGCTACAAAATCTTCCCGCATATCCAGGTAAGCAATCGTCTGCGTTGCGCGATGGTCGACGGCTCTATGATGTCGACCAGCTTGGTTCTCCAACCCAAGACGGCTGAAGATGTGAGCCGCTTGTCATTGGCGTTTGCCGGACCTATTTCGTTCCTTCCTCCAAACCTTGAGGTCGTATCGACTCAGTTCCCCAACTACAACAACAGCGTAATGCCGGTTGTTCAGGAACTCTCCATGACCCGCCAAGCGAACACGGGGAGCTACCGATCCCACCAGCAAGTGCAGGGGAGTAAGGAAAGAACAGCGACTGAGGTTCAGGCTCAGCTGGCGAACGAATCCGTTCTTACTACCGCTAGTATTAATTTGTTTTATGTAACTTGGGGAAAGCTCCTCAAACAAAGTTTCCAGCGCTTGCAGAAAGATACCTGGCAGCCTGGCGACGCCGGCTATGAAGGTTACGCAAAGTTCCGTTCGAGGCTCGAAGAGCGAGGGGTGCCGTGGAAAGCAGTGCTCGACGTACACGAAGTCATCCCGGTCCGTGCCGTCGGTTACGGATCTAGTGGTGCCCGTATCTTGGCCTTCAACGAATTTATCCAACTCCTTCCTCGGTTTGACGAAGTGGGTCAGCAGAATCTTATCCGCGATCGTGTTGCCGCTCGTGTCGGCTACGACCAGGTTGATCGGTATCTCCCCGCCGGGAAACTCAAGGAACGCTTGCCGACCGACGCTAAGATTGCCGAACTCGAAAACGCTCAGTTCCAAGACGGACGTCCTATTTCTGTTATGCCTACCGAGAATCACTCAGTTCATATTCGTGTTCACTTGGCCGACGCTCGCGGGATGCTTGACGCTACCGCCCAAGGCATCGCCAAGCCCGATATGGCTTTGGCTTATCTCTCTCTGAACTACCAACACTCAATGATGCACCTCCAGCAGATCGCCGGAGATCCGACCCGCAAGATTGAGATTGGGCAGTACAACGAAATGCTGAACTTGATGCGTGAAGCTATTGTGGCTTTGGAAAACAACATGCGGGCCGAGCAAGAGAACATGCGTAAGCAACAAGAAGCAATAGCTAGACGCGGTGGTGGGCAGGGTGGTATTGACCCTAACACGGCCGCGAAACTTCAAGACCACCAAATTAACATGCAGATGCGAGTTGAAGAAGCGAAGGTGGATCAGCAAATCAAGCTGGCGGATCACCAACAGAAGATGGCTCTACGTGATGCTGAAATCGCCAGCAAGATCAGAAACTCCTAATATTTTGTGCTTGCCATAATGGCACAAGTCTGTCAATAAGATACATATGATGACTATTGATGAATGGCGTAAAAGGGAAGACCTCCAACTTGAATTAAGAGAGTGTCTTAAACAACCAGCTTTAGCTCACGCTTTTGAAGTGCTTGTGGATTTTGCTTTGCCTAAAGCCATGCCCGTTCCGCAAGGCACGGACATCGCTTTGTGGGGCGCTCTTCAAAACGCACGTCGCGAAGGATTTTATGACTGTCTCAGAAACTTTGGGGCTCTGACCAATTTGGCGGAGCAGCCGGCAGTGTTGCCGGAACCCTGGACTGAAAACAAAGGAAAAAATAACGAATGAGCACACCCGCTCCTGAACTTGGCTTGTTAGACGCACTTAACGTGGCGCTAGATACACCCGCTACGCTCCCAGCAGAGACTGCGAAACCTGCTGAGAACACAGCCGTGACGGCTCCTGAAGCTGTTAAAGCTGAGCCTGCCAAAACAGAGGCGAAGGCTGAGGCAACGCCCGCCAAGGTTTTAGAGAACAAGCTCGAGATTCCGGATGACGTGCTCGAGGCGATCGGAAAAGAACCCGAAGCCGCAAAAGAAGAATCAACTCCTGAGCTTCCGAAAGATGCGACGAAGTCAGCTCAAACAGCTTTTGCAAAAGTCACTACCGAACTTCGTGACACTAAAGCCAAGCTGGCGTCTCTTGAAGCCAAGATAAACAAAGAGACGACAAAGGTGGAGGACTCCGGAGAACAATCCTCTCCTCAGTTGGAGCTTCTTCGAAAAGAACTCGAGACCCTCAAAGCCGAGCGCGATGAGTACGAAAGTGAGCTTTCCGTAGCCCGGGTACAAGCCACCAAGCAGTACAAGGTTGCGATTGATGCGCCTATTCGTGAGGCCACCAACACCATTCAAGAGATGGCCAAGATGTACGAGATGGATGCTGACGCCGTCGTTCGGGCCGCAGCAATTAATGATCCCGCTCAACGCAGAGCCGCGGTCAAAGAGATGCTTACAGGTCTCGACCCAATCGATGCTGTTGATGTGCGTCGTCGGGTTGATGAACTCAATTCATTGTATAACAAGCGCGACACCATTCTCACCAACGCTGAGAAGGCTATGGAAGAGATCAGCAAACGTGAGCTTGCTCAACAGGCTGAACAAACTCGTCAGCAGGAGCTTGCTCAAAAGAAAGCTCAGGAAGAAACCACAACGACTTATAGCGAGATGTGGAACCGCTTTACTCAGGAGGTGCCGATTCTTAAAAAGACTGGCAACGCCGAGTGGGACGCTCGCGTCGATGGACTTCGTGAACAAGCTATGCTTGTAGA